CCTTTAGCGGTCGGTCCTTCAAAGTTAGGGATAGTGCTTGCGTTACTTGTGCTCATCATTTAACTCCAAAAGTTTCCTTGATATCATCCCTAATTTCTTTCAGTGCATTGTAAGTCCACTCACATGCAAGCTCACCGGATCGACTGTTACCTACAGGGATACGATAGGTTTCAATCTTATCTATACATTCCCTAACAATCAACTCGGCGAACTTTTCGTGAAATTGTTCGTGCCAACCAATGTGTCCATCTTCCCATATCTTGCCAGGAGTCTTGCTTCTCACAGGTGGAGTATAAACTTCATTCACATATTCTCCAGCCTGTTCAGCAAGTTCTTTAATTCGTTCGTTCATGATTCAATAAAGTTATAGAAGTTAATAGTACTATCAACACTATTGGCCCACCGATCAAACTCATTTAGTGGACAGCTAATATCTACAAAGAAATCAGGGTATGCCCAGTAACGAAACCTATATAGACGATTACCCTTCTTAGCCATGGCACCTATCTTAAAGAAGTCACGCTCAACACCAAACCCTCGTAACTTTAACATGGTTTTGAATTGGCTAGGACTCATACCCCATAGCCTATCACGATCTGGTTTTTTAGTGCGGTATTTAAATCTCATGATCTTTAATCCTTGTGTTCACTACTATGAAAAATACACTCCAGTGGAATAATCAAACTCAGCATGGATAATTCGGTGTATACCATTGATCTTATTCTTTACTATGTTCAAGTGTCTCTGACCATCATCACCGTCTGTAGAGTCCTGCAATGGGGGATTACGTGCAATTAAAATCATTAGGTCACTCTCTCCTGCAAGTCCTGTCTTACTGCCTTCGATCATGGCTTGAGATAGAACGATCTTCCCTTCAGCCTCAGCAGATAACTGTGTACAATAAACTACAAGACAACCGTACATCTTCCCAATGTTTCTTGCATACACTGCATTGGCTTTAAGTACTGCAGGATCTTGGGTAGATGCCCCATCTTCAGCGAACTTAGATCCAATGTCAAGCACTACAATGTCAGGCTTGTGTGTCTTGATCACTGACTCTGCCCATCTCATGGTCTTACCCGTAGCATCTACAAACTTTATATTATCTTTTATAGGATCATAAAGCCTATGTGCCTGTGCCTTATCAGCAGCTATCTGTGTCATGGTCATACCTGTAGCTGCTGTCATGTACCTGCTAGCCACTCGCTCTGGTTTCTCCTCATTACATAGAATCAAGATACGTGCCCCCTGTGATGCCCATCCATGAGGTGAAGCACATAAGGTACTGTGAAAGCTTGACTTACCTACATTAGATCTAGCACCGATCACAAATAGCATACCGTTGTCTAAGCCTTGCACTGAATTAAACAGTGAAGGTATGTTGAATCTCCACTTGGTATTGCTAGCTGCCTTGTCTAGTAGGTTATCAATACTATTGTCTACATAATTAACTCGTATCTGTGGGGTGAAATCATCTTGGTAACTATCAAGGATCTGCCTCAGTGGTTCCATGGTGCTCTGTTCACCATTCACATACTGGAATCCTAGGTTAGCTACTTCCTCCCCCACTAACTGCCTGAACAGGTTACTGATTATCTTCTGTGCTACATCTGAACCCATCGTAGAACTTGCATGTATCTTTTTAAACTCAAGATGCATGGCATGTTTCTGTGCCGTTGTAAGTGTGGGATTCTCGGTGAAATACAAAGCCTCCAGTTCCTCTGGGGTTATGTCCCGTTGGTACTCTTCCATGGCTTTGTCAATAAGTTGTTTTATCTTGCGTAGATCCTTGCTAAAGATCTTATCTGGGCACTTAGCTCCCCTAGTATCGTCATAGAAAGACTTATCAAGGAGACTCTTCAGTAAGGCATGTTCCATTTAATTTCTCAATCAATGAGCGGACACGTTGCATGTCCTGGGGTTGGCGATATTTCAAGTCATCATACAGCTTCAATGCATATGCGTCAATGCCATGTGACTTGAGTTCTCTGGTGTATGCAACAGTCTTAGCCATTGCATCGGGATCAAGTGCTACTAGAACACGTGAGTAACCTTGTAGTTGCTCGATGTGTTCCCTAAGTAGGGCTGTCCCCATGATGGCGAATCCTGTGCATTGAAAGTGCAATGCTTGGGTAGCTGAGATACAGTCCTCAACAAGGATAATTGTCGAACCCTCTCCACAAGTATACGCTCTGCGAGAATTGCCATACCTTTTCCACTTCGGGGTACGGTTAGTAAATCCCTCTGGGGAATAATGTCTTCCGACAGCATCAACCATCTTATCCTTGTCCATGATTGTAAATACAATTCGACTGTCTCTGACATCGAAGCGTAGTTCCACGGATTCATGGATACAGTTCTGCCTACGAAATGTTTGAATGTGTTCATGTTCTTTAACGATCCATTCAGGTAGCACAAATGGTACTTCATCATTAGGTGCATTGGCCTTATCCATCAGCCTACGTATGTCTTCTATACGTAAACCTACACCTAACTTACCCTTCAATGTACAGCTATTAGCGTAGCAGTTCCATATCAATGTGCCACTGTCATTGGTCACTGTAAATGTATTCTTTCTACTACACACTGGACATATGGTTCTATATGTTTGTCCTATATATAAATCTAACTTAGATACATAGTCTTTAATATTAATCATTTAAATAATCTTTATTAATATATTAATATTATTATAATATATACTTATTACTAATCACTTAAATGTACACTGTCCGTGTTTGCAAAGCGGAGCTTAGCTGCATTTTTAGCACTTGTCAAGGTGTTCTTCATGTAAGGGGTTACTGAACCTGGACTTACATGACCAGTTACAGACATGATTTGTGGTAATGAAACCCCTGCATCTACCATCTCCATCGTGCCTGTCCTTCTCATGTCCATGATCTGTAGCTCTTCAGGTAACCCTGCCTTACGCATGATCTTACGTGCAGCCAGTGTCAATTGCACCTTATCGTAAGGCTTGTTGAAGATCTTAGTTGCATTGCAAATAGGTGCTACATAATCTGTGCCTATTTCCCTATGCTGCTGCACTAGCATCTCATGTAACTCATCCGTTGTAGGCAATTCAACCCTAGCCCTACGCTTTGACTGCTCAAGAGACAGTACTTTAGTATCAAAGTTGTAGTTAGTCCACTTAAGATTGGACATATCGCCTAGCCTTTGACACCACTCGTATGCCATCTGAACTATCAATCCCACAGAACGGGTATTAAAGCCGCTGTAGGCTTGATTTAGGAAGCAGGTGATATCCTCCCTAGTCCACACTACTTTGCGTGGCTTGTGGGGCCTTCTAAGTACCTTGCTGAAGGGATTTATCTCACAGTATCCCAGACGTATAGCAAGGTTGTAGACCACAGAGGCAGCAGACATAGTGTGGTTAGCAAAAGGTACACCCCTTTCAGCCCAAGTGTTGTAGGCACGTTGAGCTAATGGGGTAGTGATGGTTTGTAGGTGCATAACTTCTACCTTATTGCCCCTGAGAGGTGTCTGTAAGAAAGTATTCAGGCAGTATCGGTAGTCCCTTTGTGCAGATGGAGACAGTGACCTGTACTCAAGGGACTTGTAGTACATCTCAATGACATCAGCTATCTTTGTTCGTTTGGCTTGCCTCATGTGATTGCCTACCCCAAGTGTTGAATACAGTTGATAGGAACTTCATACGTTCTTTCTTAGACTCAGGCTGTGTGATGACAGCTTCTTCAGGTACATATCCTGGCACTGTCCATGCCCACTTAGTACCTACCTTCACTGCAATGACCATGTTTTGCTTACGCATGTACTGTAATACAGCGACTACACGAGCATGTGGTACTTTAAACTTCTTTTGTAGATCGATAGCAGTTAAAGGTGTGGCAGTTACAGCTTGTATAATTTCAGTGTGGTTCATTCTTCCACCCTTTCATAAGTCATCTCAAAGATGTCTGGCTTGCATGGGTAGTGCTCACCCCTCACGCCAGTGATGATCCAGTCGCCAGCGGTGACTTCCATTGGCCCCTCCAGCGTGGGGATTCGGCCTTTCGTTGGGCTCTCGTACCCCCTTAGCATCGGCAACACCTTGGGGTGATCTCCGTGTTTGAACCACTGCGTGGCCTCGATGACCACAGGCTTCTTTCTAAATTTCATTTCTCTCCCCTTTCATACTCGGCTTCGCCTCGTGCTCGTATGGCGGAGCGCATGTTAGCCATAAAGCGCTTAAGCAGTCCTTGCTGAATGTCTGCGGTGATTCTTTTGACCTTGAAAAGGTGACTGTTAATTTCCTTCTCGCAGTCCTTACAGACGTCGCAGATC